CACACGCCCAAGACGGGACTGTGGCTGACTGGATAGATGCCTATGTCTTTGCAACACCAAGGCGTATTAAGGATTTCTGTGCAGCTCAGGGGCTAGACTACCCTCTCTTTGACAACACACACACTGAGTGCGATGTAGTCTGGTGCTGGGGTTTTGTATTTCATAAAGACACATTGGAGTATGGGGCTGTTAAAGCCTACGCTCGATACAATCAATAATTAAAGATAGATGGCAATAACGCCAAACAACAAGACAAACTTTTTTAACTACCATTATATTAGTCTAGCTAATATAATGGTAGTCCATACACCCTGAAGGAATCTACGATGACTGAATTAGCAGATAAAACCGAAGCAGAACAAACAATTACGATTGGCGAAAAAACTTACCCAGTCGCTGGGCTGAGCGATCAAGTCAAAGAAATGCTTTCGCTGCATCAGCAAGCAAGCGAAATGGCGATGGGCGCGAAGCGTCAAGCAACTATCCATGATATTGCTGTCCAGAACTTGGCTGCAATGATCGAGAAGGCTGTAACTGACGCCGACGAATGAGGTATAAATGGTTTATTTTAAGAGGGACAGGTTCAGCGGTATCGCTCCAGCGGTCACCGCTCGTCTGCTTAACGAAAAGTTTGGCCAGATAGCGGAGAACATAGACTTCGAATCTGGTCGACTGGCCGCGACTAACGCAGACGTAGACGCGTACACCCTGCAAAATACTGGGCGTCGGTCAATATACTACTATCGCGATACTTCATGGCTAGAGTGGTCTAATGAAGATGTATCCGTAGTCCCTGGTCCGATCCCTGGCGATACTACTGACCGTCTATACTTTACGGGTGATGATTACCCTCGCGTCGGTACAGTGGCTACGCTCGTGAGTGGTAGTTCAGGGTATCCGGTTAACTCTTACCGGCTCGGTGTTCCCGCTCCATCGGCAGGTCTTACTGCTGAGAAGTCCGGCGATGTTGCGGAAGGTGAGACCCCGAATAGCGTTTCGTACGTTTATACTTTGGTTACAGCTATGGGCGAAGAAGGCCCCCCGAGTGCGGCGTCTGGAATTCTAGACATCACTACTACGGAAACTGTTGCGCTAACACTACCTACGTCCAACAATCCTTCAGGCAACTATAACTTCGGTGCTGGCTCGTTAAAGCGGATCTACCGCAGCAATACTGGTTCTACGAATACGCAGTTTCAGTTCCTCACACAGATCTCCTACAACTCGACGACGTACACAGACACTACGTCTTCTGCTAACTTGGGGGAGATTATACCCAGCGCTACGTGGATTGGTCCGCCAGACGATAGTAGCTTGTATCCCGATGGCCCTTTGAAAGGTTTAATACCTTTATCTCAAGGCACGATGGCAGGTTTTACAGGCAAACGGTTCTGCTTATCTGAACCATTTTTACCACACGCCTGGCCAATCCAATACAGGATCACGACTGAAGAAGACATCGTTGCTATTGCTTCAACGGCTAATGGTGTTGCAGCGTTGACCGATGGACAGCCTTATTTTATCACGGGCACCGAACCGTCAGCCATGACCGCGATCCGCGTTGATCTAGCGCAAGCGTGTGTGAACGCACGCAGTGTAGTAGACATGGGTGATTATGTACTCTATGCAGGGCCAGACGGTTTATGTTCTTTGCAAAGCTCGCAGGGACAAGTAGTAACTAAGTCACAGGTTTCGGTTAAGCAATGGAACGCGGACTTCAATCCTACAACGATTCGCGCTTTTCGTCACGAAGGTACATACGTTGCATTTCACGCGGGTGGGGGTTGGGTCTATGATCCGCGAGGCGGTGAGGCCGCACTCTCTACACTGACCGTGGCAGCCGATATTCGAGGCGGCTACCGTAACCCTAAAGATGGCCAGCTATATGTCATCGTCGGTAACAAGATTAAAAAGTATCAGGGTGCTAGCGGTAAAAACACACTGAAGTTTAAGAGTAAAAAGTTTATAAGCACCTCACCTATTTCTATGGGTTGGGTCTCTGTAGACGCAGATGTCTACCCAGTTACTGTAAAAGTCTGGGGGGACGGGGTACTTGTTGCTCATTATGTACTAAGTAAACCAGGAGCAACATATACGCAGGCTACCACTGTACCAAGCAACATCAGTGACGGTACTTTGCGCGAACCGATAATGCGTATGCCAGCTGTGGTCGCTCAACAGTGGGAGATCCAAGTCGAGGGTACTGACATTAATGAGTTTTGTTTAGCGCAGAGCATGGACGAGGTGCGTCAATCGTGACAGTACGCACTGTTGAGCCTACTAAAGTCCCAGGCATACCGAAACCGCCAGCTTCTGTAGATGCAGAAACCAGGCGTTACTTAGAAGCCTTAGCTGAAGCCGTAGAAATACGGCTGGGGCGTAGGGGTGATCCGATTGATCGGGCGATAACCCTGCGTGAACTTGTCGCTGGCGGGTTAGCTGCGAATCTTGACGGTGCTAATTTTAACGAGCGGTACTTCAACTCTAGCAACATAGATATGGGGCCGATTGATATAAGCCTAGTAACTGATTTGACGCCTCCGTCAGTTATTACTAACCTAACAGTCACTGGGGCCTACTCAGTTATAAATATGTCATGGACAGCTCCAATCGACGGGAACTTTAGTCAGACTGAAGTTTGGTCCCACACTTCCGACTCTCTTGGCGACGCTACTTTAACTGGGATTACACCTACCTTTACTTTCTCAGATCCTGTTGGCGGAGATGCTACTCGCTACTATTGGGTTCGGGCCGTCTCTACATCTAATATCTATGGGCCGTTTAACTCTGCGGCAGGCACCGTAGGCACAACAGCCACTGATGTTGCTCACCAGCTAGAAGTGTTAGCGGGCGCGATAACTGATAGCCAGTTGGCTGTTAGTCTTAGTTCGAGTATCACTGGTGTTGCCACTAATGCGGCGGCGGCTGCGTCTGATGCGGCGGAGGCAACAGCAGCGAAGACAGCAGCTTTATTAGCGCAAGCTGGTGCCGAAACTGCTGAAGATAATGCAGAGATCGCTGAGACAAATGCAGAGACTGCACAATCTGCGGCGAGCACTTCTGCAAATGCCGCGTCGAATTCTGCAACTGGCGCTGCGGGTTCTGCTTCCTCTGCATCGACATCTGCTACCAATGCGGCATCTAGCGAAAATAACGCAGGCTCTTCAGCAACCGCAGCCTCGACCAGCGCGTCAAATGCCAACACTTATGCAACTGCTGCTGGGACGGCCTCTACCGCATCACAGAATGCGAGTGTCACCGCTACAACTGCTAAAACTAATGCAGAGACTGCTGAGTCAAATTCGGCTAACTCGGCTAGTGCTGCATCAACTAGCGCAAGTAATGCGTCTGCAAGTGAGTCGGCTGCTGGTACGTCTGCCAGCGCTGCTAACACATCTGCGACTAATGCTGCTTCTAGTGCCTCGAGCGCCGGTACTTATTCGACTAATGCTGCTTCTAGTGCAACGGCTGCTGATGGCTCTGCAACAGCGGCGTCGTCTACAGTCAATGGCTTGACTGCTAGATTAAATAATACTGGTGGGACAGGTGTAACCGTAGAGCAAGCATACTCAGCTAACGCCAGTGACATCGGTGACTTAGAAGGGCAGTACTCTGTAAAGATTGACGCGAACGGACACGTAGCCGGTTTCGGTTTAAGTAACACGCTCACGACCGCGGGGCCAAGCTCTGCATTCATTGTCCGCGCTGATAAGTTCGCGGTCATTGACCCCGCTTCAGTAGCTGACGGTCTTGGTACTACTAGTCCCACCGCAGCGAACATCCCGTTTTTTATTCAAGGCGGTACTACCTACATCAAAGCAGCCGCGATCCTCGATGCAAGTATCACTGACGCAAAGATTGGAACTCTGGGCGCAGATAAAATAACGTCGGGCTTTATTAGTTCAGATCGAATTGATTCAGGCAGTATTAACGTCAATAAACTAGAGCTTGTTGGTACAGGTGCGACGATTAATTTGAAGAGCGCGAACACCGGAGCACGAATGGTTATTCAAGGGAGCAACATCCAGGTCTTCGATTCGACGGGCGCGCTCCGTGTCAAGTTGGGGGCTCTGTAATGGCTCATGGCATTCGCGTTTGGACTAATGATAATCCGCCGAAACTGCGCCTAGATCCAGGTGACAAACAAGTCATGCATTATGCATATTATTCTGGGACTTTATTAGGCGGCGGTAGCGCTACGGCTACAATTACTGTTGGCGGCGGGTATGATATTAGTAGTGGTGATTGGGGCATGAATGTTATACCCGTTAATTACTTTCTCGAGGCGGAGTCAACTACGAACACCATTACCGTTCGTAATAAAAACCCCGCATACAATACTTCTGGGTATGGCTCGATCCAGTACCGTGTAAGCGTATTTAAGTTGAATCAATAATGGCTTACGGATTCCGTGCATATAATAACTCTGGGTTTACTCAAATCGATGAGACTACTCAAGGGTTCCAAGTTTTATCGACCGGCATTGTACCAGCTAGTGATGCTTACTCAGTTAATTACGTGACAATACCTTCTAGTTATCCAGACGACATATTGGTCATCGCGAAACCGCATGACCCCAACACGACTTTACAGTATCGGATATTCGCGAATTACATGGACACTACTACTCCAGGCGGGACCAGGATTCGCAGAGCGTACATGAACTGTGCTTACGGTACGGTAATCTTAGCAATGGCGGCTTGCGACTACGCAATTATTCAGCGCTGCAGCTTGTTTGATGACTCTTTAATCAGCGGGCAAAGTCCTGCGAACTACGGGCTAAATGTATACCGCACGGATGGCACACTTAGTTTTACGACAGAGAAGCCCACGTTCCGTGTTCGTTCAGCGCGACATCATGAAGTTACAGAAACCGATTTCGGTGCTGGGGTCTGGCACACAGCGACCAGCGTTACTGACTTACTGAACACCTACGCGTTAGCAATGAATTACGGCGGGTTGTACCGCAGAACTTTTGGGCCTTCCGCAGATAGGGAGTATGTTACTAAATCACGGCTAGGAGCTTGGAACTACAACACAACTCCTCCGACTTTTAGCACACATGTTCAAAGTGCAGGCGGTGGTACGAATGAACAAACTGAATACACACGGGTATGGAAAGGGCATAGGACAGAAATGGTTGGGTATATCGTATGATGAAGTTTGCGTTTGTGAACACACATGGTGAGATCAAATCTATCGTTCACCCTTCGGAAGACACAGCGTTTACTGAGGGTGAACAGGTCGGCGAAGAAACGGTGCATGGGTTTGCCTATACAGAAGATGATATTAACGTGGCGACTAATTGGTACTGGCGCGACGTCTGGGTCAAAACCAAACCTGAACGCCCCTCAATCTACCACTATTGGGAAAACTACCAATGGAACCTAGACGCTGTAGATCTAGCGGCTGAGCTGCGTGATCTCCGCGACAGGAAGCTGTTTCGTTCGGACTGGACACAGTTCCCAGACAGCCCTCTGACTGACGAAGTTCAAGCAGCATGGGTGACCTATAGACAGGCATTGCGAGACGTTCCCGCAAACTACTCTGAAATCAATTCACTAGATGAGGTGTCATGGCCGACTGTTCCTGGAGGCTAAGATGGACCCGATCACTGCTATTGCGACAGCGACCGCTGCGTTCAACACCGTTAAAAAAATGGTGTCGATGGGACGTGACGTCGAAGAAACACTAGGTCAAATTGGCAAGTGGTATGGGGCTATGTCAGACCTGCAAGAGGCCGAGCGTGAGGCTAACAACCCTCCGTTGTTTAAACGGATCGTTGCAGGTAGGTCGGTAGAAGAAGAAGCACTTAATATTTATTCGGCCAAAAAGAAAGCGCTGGTGCAAGAAAAAGAGCTTCGCACGTTGCTTTTGTATGCGTATGGACCTACTGGATACCAAGAATTGGTAGACCTCCGCCGAAGGATTAAGGCG